ACCCTATATGGAACTGAACTGAACGTTGTCGATGTAGGTGCTTTTGAAGACTTTACAACCGAGCAGCAGGGAAGAGAACTCAGAGTCAGTCAGAGAAGCCGAAATCCCGTCGACTGTTGCATCTATTGAGTCCGACAACACATCAACAGAAGCATCAATCCACTGTCCTGAAGTCGGGGATGTATTAGTGACACTCTCTGTGTTAAGAGACCCTGATATCCATTTTCGGAGGTTGAGGCTGCCTGAGTTGTCCGACGCGAACACAGAGTAGTAGTTTGCGCTGGATTGCCCCGTCGCGGATGTGGCAAGCGCGATCCCACCACTGCCACCGCTCGGGATGTATTGTCGCCACGTTATTCTAAGACTACCGCGTTCAAATTTGTCCGTTGTATCTCGGACGATCAGGTTATGAGACTGTGATCCATCTCCAAACAGCGCATAAGTGCCCGATTCGACTGTGTTTGTTTGGATATTAAACGATCCAGTGTCTCCAGCATAAACCCCTATCAGATCGTTGTGTTCAAAGTCTTCATTGTCAGGTATAGTAGATTCGACTTGAATAAACGGTTTACTTAGAGCGTTGAATTGATTTCCATTGACGTCTGTATGACGGGCTGTTACATGGAACTCTCCACCGCCCGGAACATCGATCTGGTACGTACCATCAGAAAGAGTATCTACTCTCTTTACTCTATCCAGATTGTTGACGTCGACTGCTTTCACGGTAGCTCCCTCGACTGCATTCCCAGCCGAGTCAGTGATCCGACCAGCAATCATTCTCGGCTCTACGAGGACTTCGAATAGGTAGACAGAGTTAATCGATGCAGACGAACCGGGTCTTGCTTGAGACAGGATTGTATACTCGGACCGAGGATCTGGAGCTGTCTGGAGTTCGAAGGTCTGATTACCGTCTTCAATGCTGAACGTCTCGGTTTCGGTGCGTGGGATGTATCGGACCATTGTTACGGTGTTCTGACCTCCATGACCTCACACGGCCTACCATCCGGCTCATCGTCTTCACATAGATGGTATCGGATCTCGTAGTCGTCACAGATTGATAGTACATCCTCCAGAGCCGCCAGTAGATCGTTTTTGGCGTTCGTCTCCCAGCAATGGGCAAAGTGAGCATGAATCGGCTTAGAGCCGCTGTCAGGGTTATGTGACCACAGTGCTCGAGCCTGCTCGACTCCCATTGGCATGGCTACGTTATTACTAAACCGATCTACCAGATCCTGTAATCTCTGCTCGTCTCCGGTAGCATCGATCCGAACAGCATGCATCATACGAAGGTGTAGTAGAGAAGTTGTCTTATAACTTCGATCTGTTTTTGGAATTTAATATGCAAGACCCAAACACCGACTATTTGAGATTGCCAACCTCAACGATAGCGTCTGCATCGCTGCTTGACGTGCTGGCCCCTACTGCTCCTGCTACAATATCTATATTACCGTCGCTGCTAGAGTAGGAAAAAGTCGGATTGCCATCCCGACCAACAGTCCAACTGTTAGATCCGTCTCCTTGCAGCACAAAATTGTACGTCTCAGAGGTTGAGAGTGGGTTAGATAGCGACATTGAAAACACATCACCAGCTGAGAAAGATGATATGTCCGTTTGACTGATCAAAATTCCATCCGATACTCGGTAGAGATAGGCGGTTTGGGCTCCGCTTGTATTGGCCGATATGCGGCCATCTATCCTCTCGATCCACTCTGTGTTGACTTCGATTTGGACGCCGAATTTTGCTATCCCTGTCGGAGACAAATCGTCAGGCTCACGCGAGACTGCACTGTCGGGTATAGCACCGGTGTATGTACCAGTAATATTAGGATTAGCTTGCTTCCCCCAGACATCAGTAATCGATGTGACAGAGAAATCGTACTCGGCATCGGCTACGTTCTGGACGGTTTCGTACCGCCATCCATCTTGAAGTTCGATCTCTCGGTAATCGTCGTACCCGAGTGTGAAGGTTTCGTTCCCGGTGACCTCTACAGTAAGATCTTGTAGTGGAGCTCCGACGTCGAAGTAGTGTTGTGCATATGGCATCAGTAGTTCACCGCCGTTACATTACTGACTGAGGGAGTGACCCACGGTTGAGCGTGGTAGTCTTCTACGATCTCCTGCTGAGTAAGTGAATCACCCATTACGAGGACGTTGTCCATAGTCCCATTTACAAACCCCGATGGTGACCCTCTGTCGTTTCCTGCGAGAAGATATACAGGGATAGAAAAATCGTTCAGAGTTCCTCCACCGAACCCCTGATCAGAGATGACTGACCCTGTATCGTCGCTACCGTCGACCCAGATCTCCCAGTTAGATGCATTATTCGTCTTCTTGTTGATCACCATTCTGTGGTTAGCACCATCGTTCCATGTGCTTGCTGATGCGATCTCGCTCGTATTATTGCCTTCGTCTTGGAGTCTGAAGTTGACATCGCCAGCAGCATTACCACCATCTCGGACATAGAGCTGCATCCCATCAGAAGCCTCGTCTACTGCGATGTATTTGTGAGCTGACTCTAATGTATTGATAGTGAAAGCGATAGAGAAGTCCGATCCCATGTTACTACCGAAGTCCATCCATGGACTGGTATCGACATGGTCGTCAGTCCCATCGCCATCCAGAGCCTGACCGTCGAGGTAGCTATCACTGGCTGTCCATGTAGCTCCCGTGATGATACCGTCCTGACTCCCGACGACGTCTCTTACGACCGATCCTTGCCCCTCTGAGAGCCTCCAAGCAAATAGGATCTTATCTGCGTAGGTGACGTTCGGAGCCTGTCTCTGTACGAGTGTGGACTTGAGAGACGCTCCTGTAGGGATGTCGGCGTTGACTTCTATCTCCATAGTCGAGCCTCCTTGTTGTCCATGACGAACTGAGCCGTCTTAGATGTCTCGTACATATAGCGGATCTCTGCTGGTGTGAGTATTCTATCATATATCCTAAGATCCTGCATCTGTCCATCATAGTAACTTCTTGTACCATCCGAGATGGATCCTATTGTAGTAAATGAATCGGAATTGGCTGAAAAGGTATCCGATCCAATTGATACCCCATTTACGAATATCTCTCCTGTCCCACTATTATTATCTAAAAGCCATACTATATGATGCCACTCACCATCAGACGGGTTCGAGCCTATAGGATGATGGCTCCCGTCGTAGTAAGCTAAATTACCATCAGATGAGGACCATTCTACAATAAATGTCTGCCCGGATGTGTTGAGCAAATATACGTAACCCGAAGAAGAAGCGTTGGTGGATTTTAGCCACATCGAAACAGAAATAGTTGGCTCTATATCATCAGTAGATACTGATATATAATCATCCCCGCCAAAGCTATACGCTGTTTCTTGAAGAACACCTGCTACACCCTGAGTCGCTCCATTAACTATACCATGATACTCATTCCCACTCCAATCAAGAGCATCTCCAGAACTCTCGTTCAGCGGCCAGTGAGCTACCTTTCTACTCATAGTACCAGCTCCGGAAGCAGCCGACCCTGATCATACAGTCTCCATACCTCTTGCTGAGTGAGTGCTTTACCGTAGAATCTGATATCAGACATTAACCCATCGAAGAATAATTCGGTCCCTCCAGAACCATCTTCCCTTGCACCAATATAGAAATCTGAGGTTGATTGAGCAGGAGATCTAGCACTAACAGAAGCGACCTGAACACCATCCAGATACAGTATCCAGTTCGATCCGTCAAATACCCCCACGACATACACCCATTCACCTGCATTATATGAACCTGCTTGGTTAACTCCGTTAGACGTTCCATCATAGGTAAACCAGTCGAATGTTCCTCCAGATCTAACTGATAGTTTATACTGCTCATTACTACCGTCGGATCCTTTCTCGACGAGTGTTCCTGTATGTAACGTATCTGGCTTTATCCAAACACTAATAGACAGTGAACTTGTCAGATCGAGATTTGACGGATTACCCGGTGAGAGGTAATCATTGGACCCATCGAATCTGAACGCTTTCTCTCCTCCTATCCCATTGTAACCGGGTGTCGATCCGTTGATGGTAGCTGAATTACTATCCCATAGATCCTCAGCACTTGTAGCCCCGTCCAGCTCGTTGAGAGGCCAGTAGGAGACTCCCTGATCGGCTACTCTGCTTTGGACTGTGGGAGTCGTTACGAGATCGACCTTGCCCTGCTTGTAGTACTCAGCAATCTCACCATCGGAAAGAGGACGCGGGTAGATTCGTAGGTCTTGAACTCGGCCCTGATAGTAGTTTGTCCCATCGGTGGATCGTCCTACGTTGAACGAGTCGGACGTAGTGAGATCTCCTACACCGGCGATTGTATCGGCGACAGTACCGTCCACAGCCAGTTTTGCATCGTCACCAATGGAAACAACCACATGAGACCAGTCTTCGCTCAGAGAGCCTGTGAGCGTCTTAGAGCTACCGTCGTTGAACGTGACCTCTACCAAGCCGCTGACTACTGCGATCTTCAGCCGTCCGTTGACTTCGTCAGAGAAGACAGTACCGTCTGCCTCTGGATTGATCCTGAGCAGGACTGACTCGTCCGGGGAGCTCACTACAAGTGACGATGAAACGTAGGCATCGGTCCCGTTGAATGAGCAGCACGGGGATCCAAGCAATCCGGGTTCTCCTTGAACGACGTTCGTCAGTGTACCATCTACACTACTCTCAAGATTATACGCCGTTGAACCACTCTCCTCATTGAACGGATAGTGACCGGCTCGCTTGAAGCTCAGCCTGTCTTGGTTAGCAATTTCAGACGGTGTAGAGAGATTAGATAGAGCTGTAATTTCAGGTTGAGACAGAGGCGATCTATACGCCCTGACTTCGTCTATCTGACCATCGAAGTACTCACCGTAGTTTTGAGATCCACCTACCCAGAAATTGTTAGTAGCAGTATTGTGAATAGATACCGCAGTACTTCCCTGAGGAACTCCGTCTTCGTAGAGTCTTATCTCACTACCATCCCATACCCCAGTAAGCAGTACCCATGATCCTGTAGATATCGCAGACCCAGTTACTGAAACCCCCGTACCAGATCCATCTCTGATTAAGAATCTCCAGTTACCAGCCCCATCAGACCCCAAGACGAACCCGTTATTACCATCGTAGTTCGCTACTACATCCTGAATCGATCCAGTAGAATTGATATTGGCCCATGCTGATACAGTAAATTCGTCTGAGAACGTTAAGACATCAGTTGTTACATAGTCGCTATTGCTGCTGACAAAGTCGAGGGCTTCACCGACTTGTCCAGATACATACGATGCACCATTAATCGTTCCATCATGGTCAACAGCCGAGTCTTTAGCTGTAGATCCGGACCCTTCATCAAATCTGTAATAGAGTACGAGATCCTCTGTCAGACTGCCGTATGAAAACTCGTGGTCGATACTGCTACCGCCTACAGGGCTTCGAGATCCAAGGAGTACACCCTCATCCCAGTCCTGCTCGTCCTGCCAGATTTCTACTCGTTTACTGGTCGTTTGAAGACGGACATCGTCAATCTCGATGTCACCACTTGCGCTGATCTCGAACCAGTAGTAGCCATCGGCTAGCTCTGAGAATCCTGAGAGTGAGTTCTCTTCCCCGAATCCACCTGAGAGAGTGACTGACTGGGTGTTCGTAGCAGCGTTGTACCCATCGCTCTGCTTGACGTCAATCGTAATCGATGCTCCGCTCGGGATATACGTATTTGTAATCAGCGTCTCTGCTCGACCATTCGACCTTCTCCGCTCCCCGATAACGGTCCCCGAACCAGAACCATCGTCAGTAACCGTGCCATTAGATAATACGAGCCCAGAAATATACCTACTCCGATTGATGAGCTCATTAGGAGTCAGTTCGATTTCTCTCATCAGTTGTATAAGATTGACAGTGCGAGAGTGATAACTGTTAGGCGCTATCCTCCGCCGTTGATCTGACGGTAGACGTCGCCTTCGACGAAAGCAAGAACGTGTCCCAGAGTATCGCTCGTAACCTTGATTGTATTCACCGTTCCTTCTTGGAGACTTACATCGTCGGCTTCGATGTCTGCGACCGCGATGAATTCACCGCTCCCATCGTCAGATCTGCTTTGGAAAGTAATGTTAGAGCTGGAGACCTGAGTTCCGTTAACGAGGACGCTGATGTTCTGTGGGTAGTAGAACGTCTCATTGAAGTCTTCGATGATGCCGGGGTTCGGTGGAGCATCAGGATTTCCTGCATTCTCGGTAGTAGAGACGGTCTGATCGGCGAATCCTGTTTCATCTGTTTCACCAGACGAGGCGTCGGCTGAGTGAGAGTGATCGCCTCTTGTAGTGATGAACGCCTTCAGGTTCTTCATGTCCTGCTCACTTCCGTCTACTCCAGCTTGCACAGACACTTCGATACTACTGTAGTCGCGCTCCTCGCGCTCTACGTAGACGGTGGTGTAGAAGGTCTGACCAGCATCTATCGTTGTCGTCGTTGTACCGATCTGAGCCGTGGTAGAGCTATTAGGATCGACGTCTGTGACGGTTGTAGTGATATCGACGTCTGAGTTAGATCCGCCTAGAGTCCCGACAACAGTGAACAGACAGTCCAGAACTCCGCTATCTAGAAGATTGAAAGTAGCTGAAGCGGGGGTGGTAGCTGGAGTACTATCGATCATCTCAATCGATGTACGACTCAGAGACTGGTTTCTTTCAGAGTTGCCCAGAGTGACGTTGATACCACTGAACGTATGCGTGTGAGCGAGGTCCGAGAACGGGATATCGCTGTCGTGTGAGTGATCTCCGCCTTCGATCTTAGCACCAGCCGAGTAAGCTCTGTAGGGAAGACCCATGACTCGGACTGAGAGCCTATGGACGTACTTGGTCTCCCGTGGATAGTAGAGCTTCATTACGTAGTCGTGATCTACATTGACAGGCTGACGTCCTGCCGATGTGTTAATCATGACAGGACTTCCCTGTAGGGACGTCTTCTCCCGCTCGACATCCGCCTGAGTCTTAGCATCAGTCGAGAACCGAGAGTCCTTGCGAGTGCTCAGAACAACGCTGTAGTGCGTTCCTGTAGCGTCTACACGCTCAGTGAGCTCTACCACTCGCAAATCAGCATCGATGTCCTCCTCCTCGTGGTAGACGTGGAATGTATCTCCCAGCTCTACCTCTACGCCTTCGATCGTGGTCCGTACATCGATCGACTCTTGTTGGACGTCTTCGATTAGAGTCTCACCGTAGTCTTGAAGCGAATCGACATCGTTGTGGTCGACGTTCGTATGGACATCCCAGTCGATTTTGTCTCCAGATTCCCAGTGGCTCGCATCGTAGCGGATGACGTTCTGGATGCCATCCATACTCTCATAGTCCGTAGAATCGGATTGGGGGATCAGATTCACCTGCGTCTGGTGATTCCCTTCTCCTGCTCCGAGGACTCGTAGGTGAGTGATGATCTCGTCGCCGGATTTTTTCTCGGCGTTGAACGAATCCTTGACGTTCTGCGAGTCGGGACCAATAGTAATGTTCGTCTTGTCAGACCCTCTGCGAGCTAAGTAGTCTACAGATCCGTCTGGGTTGTAGCGGATCTCAGCTCCTACAGACTCGCCTACCTGACGTATTTTGTTCGCTTGAGATGTGTGACTGAACACCATCGACGTCGATGTAGTAAGCGTATCGATCGTACCCTCGCTGAGTTGGCTGACGTTCGAGATAGCATCTTTTACGATGGTGCTGTCAGTGACGCCATTCCACTCCTCACCTCCCGTGGTAGGAATAGCGTTCTTAGCAAATCGCTCTGTAGACTCCACAATCAGCTCTGTAAGCGATCCCTTGCGGTTGATGTCCCTGAGGACTCCCCCGAACCTTGCATCGCTGTCTGAGTCGCCTGTGGCCTCTACAACGTAGATCCTAGTCTGACCACGTTCGAGTTTACTCTCGTCGATCCTCTCTCGAAGGACGAATACCCGAACGAGATCCATCTCATCGAAGTTCTCGAGCTTTTCTGTAGAGGAGACGATGACCTCCTCGTCTGCATATCTCAGATACATTATTTATTCACTCTCCGTGAATTAGTATACTTCTCTTTATTGAGCGAGTTGACTTCCGCCAGCACCTTCCCATCCGCCGTGATCTGGATAGGCTGGTCGGTATCCATCTTCTTGATCTCTTTTGCTAGAGCTTGGACGTTTGCGTTGATCTGGTCCAGCTTCGTCCCGATAGCATCCCTGATCTGGGTAGCGATGTCCTCCTCGCTACTCGCACTAGACACGTCTACTTTGATCGGCTTCATGGAACCTCCACTGCCTCCGCTACCACTGACGGAGCTCATGTCCATCGAATCTGGGCTGGACATCATAGATTCGAGTTTAGAGAGCGGGAGGACGGCTTCTGACTCCTTACCCTCACCGATCATAGCAATCGTACTGTCCGTAACAACGCCACCAGAGGCGAGTTTAGGCAGAGATCCTGTCTCCGGGTTCGGGATAGCCTGAGCTGGACTCTTTCCTTGCATCATCCGGTTGACGAAGGCGTCTAATTTGCTGAACGGGATAACTACCTCAGGCTCTTTCTCTGCGAGCGAGCTGATCGATGGACTCTTTACGACTCGACCCTCCGCAGATCCACCGTCGCCACTCAGACTGATGGAACTGAGAATATTATTGATAGAAGATGCTACACTGTCAATAGCACTCTTGAGGCTATTACCTGCACTGCTGACCCAGTCTTTGATCTGGATGATAGCGTCTTTGAGTTTTCCGCCCTGAGCAAAGATCCAATCTTTGAGTGCTACTAGGTTATCTCGTACCTGAGATCCCTTGTTGAAGATCCAGTCTCTCAGAGAGACGAGGTTATCACGGATCTGGCGGCCTCTTGCGATTACCCACTCGTGGACGGATCTAAGTCTATCCCTGAGACGGCTCCCTTGAGTCTTTACCCACGAATGGGTCTTACTGATCCACTTCCGGAGCCTGCGACCCTGATTTCTGACCCACGTAGCACCATCGTAGATCCGGTCTCGGAGATCTCCTGCTGACGAGCGAATCCAAGCTGCGCCATCGGACAGTCGCTGACCAACGCTATCCAGAGTCTTCTCTAACAGATCGGCTCCGTCTTCGAGGACGTCTTCTACGTACTCCATACCCTCTTCAGCCAGATCTCCAGCTTGCTCGAGTTTGTCCAGAACGTACCGACCGCCCTGATTGATCCATTGGACGATGGAGTCATACAGTTCTCCACCGGCCTCGAGGACCATACCTCCCATCTCTCCGAGTATATCGGGGATATATGGATCCTTGAACCACTCTACGACCGCCTCGAACACTCCGAAGAACCACTTGAGACCTCCCCATAGCCATGAGAAGAACTCAATAGCATATACCACGAACAGAGTGAGTATCGAACTCACCCACCCGACCACGTCGTGGACACCTCCGAGTAGCCATTTGAGTATTCCTCCCAGCATCTCGAATCCTTTGGCAGTAGCTTTCTTGAGATCAGCTATGAACGACTTCGTTCCGGCTACGATCTTATCCATGTCTCTCAGCACAGATGCGATCCCGATCAGTATACCAGCCACTGCTCCAATCGTAGGAGCGATTCCAGAGGCTGTGAGCGCCACGAGAAAGCCTCCTGTGAGCAGGCCGAGGAGGATACGTGGTAGAGCGGACAAAATCGATGTGAGCCCTGTGTAGAGGCTCTCAAGGATGCTTGCTACGAAGTCCACAACCTCCCGAGTCGGTTTGAACAGACTAGCTAGGAGCATAAGACCGGCTACGATCGCTAAGAGGGGTTTCCAAATTGGAGCCAGAGCGATAGCAAAGGCTACGAGGATGAGTCCAGCCAGAATCTTCGGAAGGTTATTGACGATGAACATCGGGAGTGAGACGACCACCCACTCCATAATCGCCCAGAAAGCATCGATCAATCCGATAGTGAGCTCCTTAGCCAGCCAACCCAGAGCTTTCAGTATACCCTCGCTACCGAACACCCGATTGAAGTTAGCTGCTAAGCCGAGTATACCGGAGATCAGCGGCAGTAACAGCTTCCCGATGATATTACCGAACGGCCTGAAGAACAGATTGATAGCCATGCCCAGCATGGACGAGATCTGTCCCAGTAGAGGACTCGCTTCGGCTACTTTCGAGGCAATTGTCCCGAGGAACATGAGACCGATTCCGGCGATTGCGATTGCACCCCCTCCCTTCATGAACATACTACCCAGACCGGACAGTATTCCGCTAATACTACCCAGTCTAGAGACTACAGATCCCATCTTACCACTGTTCTGGCTGATCATATTACCAACCGAATCAAGACTATCAGCTATACCCGCACCCTGAGGAAGCATACCAACGACTCCGCCACCACCTTGTCCGCCTTCATCACCATCATCTCCCGGTCCTTCACCGGGAGCTTCCCCGCCTCCAAACATGACATCCATCGCAAAGTCTCCATCAGATAGTTGCTCAAGGGTAGACATATCGAACTCCTCGAGGTGACTAACTGTCTCCTCCATATTTTCCATGAACTCGCTAGAAGAACTACTGATATGGTCGGTGTGTTCTTCCATCTGACCGAGCTTGTCCTCCATGTCATCGAAATCGACGTGTGCTTTGAGACCGTCTACAGCCTCTTGCATGCGGCCTCTAAGAGACGAGGCTTGACGGTCGACTTCCCGATCATCGACATCCGGTTTTACCTTCGCTGTCAAGCCAATTTCCATATAGACTCCTCAGTTACGAAAGAGTCCGTCTGCTGACGGTATAAAGATTAGGCAGAGGATTGGAAAGGCTGAGACCCAACGGTCAGAGTGAGCTGGTATTCGAACCGATCGGGTCTTCCTGCCTTGAACGTCGTGGAGACGTCAGTGATGAGGCCGGGGAAGTCTCTGCGAGTAAAGCTATCTTGGAGGTTCACCTGAACGCCCTGTAGCGGACCGTTAAGCTGCCTTGCTACCTGTTTGACGTCGTCGACATGGTGATAGGACACAAGCCCTTCAAACCGTACCTCACCCTCTACACCGCTTTCTATGACTCCTACAGTCCCGAAGTCATACTGATGGACGAGATCTGTAGCATTGAGGTTCACCGACCGCTCGTAGCTCCTCTTTTCAACATCGCCCAAATTAATCGACAGGTTATCCGTCGTCACGCGATCCGTCTCAGGTTCTGCACGCTGGTCTTCGTAGAAAGACCGTTTGCGCTTTTGCTCGTCGACGTAGTCAGATCGTGAGGCTACGTTCTGGACTCCTTCTGTGAGCTTACCGTCCAGATTCCACTCCACATCAAGACCTTCACCAGCCTCGTAGTTCCATCGGATCGTATCGAACAGGATCCCCACGGCCCCTTCTTCTGGCTGGTACGTCTTCGACCGGACGTCGTCTGTCACTCTATACCCCTGACCTTGCTCGGCTACTACGAGGGACTCCAGCTCGTATAGACCGTTGATGAGAGCCTCTACAGGGTCGTTTCCCAGCCCGGCCTGCATGAGACGGTATCCGTTTGCTAAACCGCTATAGGACACGTCTCTCTTGCCTGTGATCCCTGCTAGAATAGCGTTCTTGTCGTCTTGACCAACGATACTCTGCTGACGAGAATCGGTCTCTGAAGAATTAGTCGCTTCTTGGACGAGGTGGAGGTCGTTAGTATTCCCAGAACTGCCTGAGCTTTCTAACGGTCCTTCGATGTGGAGTTTGGGAGTAACGGTCATTATCTGAAGTCGATATTCTCCACTACCTCAGCTACACCGGCCGCTACGATGTTTTTCATCTGCTCGGTGTGCTGCTCAACTACCTCCTCGTAGTGCTCTCCGAAAGCCAAGAAGTCACGAACCGGGATCTGGTGAGGGTGTATCCCGGTATAGTACATGATCCTGACTTTTACCTTTTCGATCTCAGCGTCTCTTTCAACGACGAGTTTCCCATGTCGGTGTCACCCGTCGTGTTGAGAGCATCCACTTTCTCGAACAGCCACTCGGCTACCGGAATAGGGTAGTCACCCGGCGACGGCTCCATCGAATGAGTCCTGTTGTTCCGAGTCTCAGGAGCATACTGAGGCCATTCGATGATTGACTCCTTGAGAAGCTCGGTCTGGTAGAAGCCAGAACGAGGCGTCCCTTCGATATCCCGCCTCTCCATATCGACTTCGAACGACTCTTCCATCATGTCGTCCGATACGCGTTGGAGCTGACCGAAGGTGAGCTCTCTGACCCGAACACGGCACTGCTCGACACCGGAGTACATCTCCCGAATCTTGTCCTTGTACTCCTCACGGGATAGACTTTCGTGGAGCTCGTTCAGATCGACGTCCTGAGTCCATTCGACGACAGCCTCGCGGAACTTGAACAGCTCGCCTCTGAGCTCCGTCTCTTCAGAGCACAGATCATCCCAGTCTTCTTCGACCTTGTCCGGAATCTCCTCGTCGTTTTCGATGTAGCCCTGCCCCTCCTCTTCGAGTTCCTTCTTTTCCGACTCTATTTCACTGAGACGCTCTGTGATCTCACCGACTCGGTCAGTAAGATCGAAAGTGTGTTCTCGGAGTGCCATGTTTAGGGATTACCTACGATCTACTTAGGCTCACTGTCTACAGTGACGGTGACTACTACGTCTTCGAGCATGCGATCGACGTTGTCCTCGAGGACTTCTTGAGGATCTCCCACGTTACCCCGGTCGAACTCGTCGGGGAAAGCACCTTGTAGATCCATAACGATCTGAGGCTCGGAGGTTCCGATGCCACTGAAGAACTCGAGTTCACCTGCCAGAGCCGCGTTCTCCATCGTCTCTTGAGGACTACTGGCGGCGGACTCACCGTAGGCGTTACGCCGCTCCTCGTCTTTGACACCGAGTCCTACGAGACTTGTATAGCTGAGATCTGGCTCGAACTGTAGGAACGAGGTAGCAGCAGCGAAGCGAGTACCGAGTTCGTTCTGGAGCTCAGCATTACCTTCCATACTGAGCGAGGTATCTTGGACGAGGGATTTGGCCTCCGCCGTCCCATCTTCGTCCAGATCCATACGGAGATAGGAGTTTCCGAAGTGCATCGGACGGAACTCCGTAGCAGGCTGCTCGTTGATACCCATCTCTGTATCTCCGTAGATCATCTGATCACCATCGGCAGTAGATACGGACTCTTCAGTAGCATATGCGCCACTGAGAGAGCAGCTGACCGTATCTTCGACACTGACATCGATGTCTACGCTCGAGGCGATGACACCTGTGTATACGGTCTGTTCGATGGTGTCGTCAGGGTAGTGGATTTCTTCGATCAGGTGAGCTGACCGAGGTGCGTTTCGTGGATCCAGACTGAAGGTCCACTCAAAGGTTCCTGTCGATGGTTCATTGACTGTTGGCTCACCGAAGATGAACTGAAGCCAGTACGGATTCGTAAGAACCCAGTCAGTACCCCACGACCCATCGAAGGCTCCCTCGAGAATCGTATCGGCCGCACGATCGAATGGACGGTAGAATCGCTCTGCGTTGTTCGATCGGTCTTGCGCTTCGACTGTTTCGTTCGTCCCGAAGATCTTGAAGTCAGTATCAGTAGGAGTACCCGGATCTTGGTTGTACGTATTGACGTCTTCCCAGATCCAGACCCATACTGTATGTGCTCCAGTTGCTGCGCTCATTCGTTATCACTCTCGGTATCGGTTTCGTCTTCTTCCGTATCTTCTTTGTCCTCATCTTCAGAGTCTTCAGGAGCGAGTCTCCGAGCGAGGACAGCTTTGTTTCGGTCGTACCATTCAGCTACTTCCGCGGGTCGGGAAGGGACTCGAAGTCCTGTTACCCTACGAATATCGTCTTTCAGATGCTGAAGGCGAGCAACCGGGTCTAGACGTCCAGAATCGTATTCCTCTTTGAGTTGTTCTCTGTTCATCGTGCTGGATCTTGTGCGATTTTGCCTGCGAAGGTGATGAAGATCACAGTCCATACACCACCCCACCGGTCAGCTCCTCTCTGAGCAATCTGATCGTCGAACTGCTCAAAGAGAAGGATATCGTATCCCGGATCAGGAACCGGTGGGTTGTTCTGCATCCCTCTCCGGTACTTGTCCATGATCCGCTGCACCTCTCCTGATAGACCGCCATATGTCTCATCTACGGTCCCTATCAGGTGGTCCCTTCCGAACGTGGTCTCGATGTCGAGTTGGAGCTTGGCCTCTACGTGTCGCTCACGATAGCCGATAGAGGCGGCGTTAAACATGGGACGTCCGCCGTCTTGGACAAAGATGACGGGTTGGTCTCGTACATGCTGGGATCGATCTCTGCGGCCGTCAGCGCCTTCTGTGACGATTGACGGACGGTCGAGGTCAGTAGAAAACTCGTCGTTCTCGTTACCCCACTCTGCTGTGATGAGATCATTGAACCAGCGTGCATTCGTCATGAATCGCCCCACTCCTGTCTGACTGTGTACATCGCTTTCTCGGTGTAATTCTTCGGTATGACACACTCATTACAGTCGGTCAGAGCCTCATAGAACCCGTCCCGAGTCCAGCCTTCAGACATGGCTGCAGCATAGGCCGGTTCGATGTAGGCTCCTCGTTCGTGGAGCGGAGCCGTAGGGTGTGCAATCGTGATATGGAACTCATCACGCACACGCTCTACTTCAGACATGAAGCGGACCAGTTCTGGAGCCTCCTGAAACGAATTTTGGAGGTTGTCTTCCATCTCCTCACGGAGATCCTCCGCTATGCCTTCGCTGGCATCAACTGCCAACTCCGATAAGGCTTCGGTCAGTTTAGCCTCCATGTCTATCTTTGAGTTGAATGGCAAACAGTAAAACTCTTCGTCCGAAGATCTATTGATTGCCCGTAGTTCGGACCTCTTTGTACGTCTGAAGATTCCGCTCACAGATCTCTCGCCACTTCTCAGCTACCGTAGCCGGATCTGGTGTCTCCTCGTTACCAGGAGTGATGATACGGTACTGCTGAGATTCGAGGTAGTGAGCCGCTGTCCTACGAGCAGCTACGTCTTGGATCGTCTGAGGGACGACATCTTTCCCAAAGCGGTATGTGACTCGAATCTCCTTGTGACGTCGGAAGAATAGCTGGCGGCGGTATAGGTAGAGCATTCCTGTAGAGTCCTCTACCCAGTAGTCACCGTTTCTGCCTTCTTCCTCGTTAGAGGCTACCCAGTCTTCCCACTGATCCCCGGTCCAGATCTCGATCTTGTCTCCCTTAGTCGGATCCAGAGGAGTGCGGATGGACCGCTTCATGAGTTTGATCGGAGTACCAGCTCGCCAGTAGTAGTTCGTACCACCCAGAGACTTGTACTCGTTTACGACCTGACGCTCTCGCCATGCATGCCCAGTGAAATCGTCGATCCAGTTGGACGCGGCGAGAATACGAGCCTCCACCTGATCACGAGTCGGACTCGTCGGTCCGATGTGATCGTCGTTGACGATCTGGGACTCATCGATCGTACCACTATCTACGATCTCTCCAGCATCATCGTCCCAGACCTCTCCGCGGTTGAGAAACGCATCGTACTTATCGAAAAAATCGACGACGTCTTGAGGGGTACAATACCCCTCTGCGTTACTCGGCTCCGGTGGTTGAACGCTCATACGTCATACTGCTATTCGGACCTGCTTCCATCTTCTCCCGGTTCCTCGGTGTCTTGCACCGGACCGATGAAGCCACCATCTGAAGCCTTTTGACTGTCTTCGATGAAATCGTTAGGCTCACTTCCGTTCTTGGTCAGGTAGGCATCCACCTTCTGAGTGTCAATGTCTTCGTGTACCTGACCGAGTGCCCGTACCACGATAACCACGCTTTCGATGCGCTTTGCGTGGTTATTGATTTTGCCCTTAGGCGACCGTATCTCTATGACGAGATAGATCACTACAACGACCCAACCAACTTCGGGGTTTTGTACAACCCAAGCGGCTAAGTCGTATATCATTACCTACCGAGTTCTCCTTTCGGCAGATCCTCTCGCTCCTTGAACGACTTCCCACGCCCTGTCCATCCGCTGATGAACAAGTAAGCAGTGACCGTGAGATCGCCTCCAGAGGAGTCTGCGAAGTCCGTAATGTTCGCTCGTATGTACTCGGCGGGTATGTCGTCGTGTGAGATATACCCGACGTACACGCCAGCCTCGTCCGTCTCGTACAGATCTGCATCGCTCAGTACAAGAACGTTCGTAACAGCCGGAGCTCCACTATCGATCGGCGAGAACCGATCACCATCGGGAGACACCTCTACACGGACCTGCAGGTTGTCGTTAGGAGGATCGATGTTCTCAGCAGTCACCCAGAGACCGCACTTCGTATGGCCTCGAGTTTTCTCGTGGGATCCTGCTTCTGCTCCAGTAGCGTTCTGAATGCTATCGATACGACGGTGTTTTCCCATAGGGTAGACCTCCCTACTGACGTCCGGTGACTTTCGCTTTGATCGTGACGTCTGACACCGTGCCGTCGGTAGCCGCCTCCGTAGCACCATCGAACAGTTGGAGCTCTTGGTTGCTCTCGTTCCAAGCAGCTCGGAACCCAGATCCGTCGATGGTCTCGAAGTCGATATACTGGATACGGCTCAGACCAGCATCGTTCTCGTCTAGCGTTTCAGTACCTTCGTAGGTGCCGATGTTGATGTTCAGGAACCGAATCGCCATCGCGCCGGCGAACTCGAGTTCCTCAAATTCTACTGTTTTTCCCATTGTCGATTACCTCACTGGTTCTCCATTTGTTTACGCAGATTCTCTGCGTGATCGACGAGCGCTTCTTCGAGAGCAGTTTCGCTCCTGCTCTCAGTTTCAAGGCCGAGTGTACTCGCCATCGACCGTTTGACGTTGTAGTCGATTTCTTCGATGGCCTCCTCTATATCGTCCAGCTCTCCGCCTACCATAGACATCAGCTTGCCTCGGGCGGTGTACTCGACGGTATAGTTGGGACGGTCTTCGAAGTACTGGGCATCGTCGAAGTCGTCTGTAGACGCTTCTCTGTTGCCCCCGAAGGTGTACCTCTCTCCACTCGGAGCACGATGGCTCTGATTCCTGACCCGGCCTGTATATTCTACCGTTGCGATCTTCATGATATATATTCCTCCAAATGTCAAAACGAGGGACTAAGCCGTTAGGCCAGATCCCGCGCTTTGGCGTGAGCAGCAGGGTTGACCATCGTGAGCTGACCGATCGTCGCGTAGAGACCCTGATTGCCCATCCGGTCGATAGCGTACGGGTTCGCATCGACCTCCGTCCCAGTACTGTAAAACTGAGTAGGCAGGAGGGTCTTGATGTACATCGTCGTACTGTCGATGAGGTAGATCCGACCTAGATCGTCCTGCGGGACGTCTGTGGACTCGAAGATCGGGATCTGCTTGTAGGCGTTGACGGTGATCCCGACGTCCTGACCCGGCGTCGTCTCCACTCCTCGGAGACCAACGCTTACGCGCTGAGGCTCGAGCCGCTCCTTCCCACCGACTTCGTTCTCGATACGCTGGTACGTATCGTGATTGGTGAGGAAGAAGTAGTTGTCGTCCGTGACAGGGTTTCGGCCGGACTCCGTCTTGATGACCCGGATGAGGTCATCCATGATGTCCGTCGTGAATGTAAGCGGATCGCCTCCGTTGTGGATCACGTTGGACTCGAAGTCACCGTTGGATCGATCGAATCCGTAGAGGTCGTGAGTACCGCCAGTGATCGTCGTCTCCTCTTGGTTGGAGATTGCCTTGTCGATGCTCAGGAAGTCGTCCGAGTCGTCGACGGTTCCGCTGGCGACATCGTCCACAGAACGACCGAGCTGGACGTTCATGTGTTTGGGGTGCTCTCCCATGCCCGTCTGGTGCTGAGTACCTTCACCGTACCAACGACGGAGGAAGTCGAACGGATCGTCGAGGTCGTCGTCCTGAGTCTGCGAGAGAAGCTGCTTCTCTTGCGAGACGTCGAAGGAGTGAGCGACCGTTTCGGGATCCTGCTCGAACTGCTCGAGTGGTGGGTGATCCGTGTCTGGGATCTGGGCGTTCTCACCCACGCCACCCGAGCCGAGATCGTGACCGTGGTCAGTGAGAGCACGCTCACCAGACTTCGTCCATGCTCGGTTCTCGAGCAGAGCGAAGATGTTCGGCTCGCTGTTGACGAGCGAGAACACTTCGGAGCCGTAGACCGCGTTTCGGTAGCCGGGCGAAGTCGACTGAACAGGCGAGTCCTGCTTCGCCATTCCGTCGGACTTCTGGCTCATGTACTCCGGCAGGAAGCCGTAGTAGTAGTCGATCATGTCGTGGATGGTACGGATGTACCCGTCCGCCTTCGTGACCGACCCCGGAGGTTTGCCGTCTGTGGTCCGGCTCTGGAGCTTGTAGAAGCCCTGACCGACTCCGCCTCGCTCCATCTGCCGTTTCTGGAGGTACTGCTGAGCCGCATCGGACTTCATCAGCTCCTCTTGTTTCGAGAGCTGTGCTTTCGTCAGCTGGTACGCTTCGTTATCGCTGATTGCGCTCATGATTAGTTGTAGAAGTTGGAGAGTGCTGGCGATTCAGCTGTCTCAGCCTCTCCCCCGGACGTTTCTTGTTCGGAGTATTGTTTGTCGACCTGATCGTCGTTGGGGTCCGTCGGGATCGCCGTTCCGCCTTGAACCTCAGCTCCGCCCTTGAGGACATCCTCGACGGTATCACTGAGTTCGTCACTGTCATCGTCGGATTTGACAGCGGCGGCGATCTTCTGGGCGTCCTCGCGGGCGATCTTGTCATCGCCCACGTACTCACGGACCACTTCGAAGACGTCCGTTGGAAGAGACTCCTCGAGGACCGCCATCATGTCGTCATGCGGGTCCTCGTCGTCTTCAGGATCTTCGGGAGGCATCTCTTCCTCCTCATCGTCCTGTTTGTCTTCTTCGTCGTCTTCGAACTCAGGAGGCATGCCACCGCCTTCGTCTTCTTCGTCTTCATCGCCCTCTCCGTCTTCGTAATCTCCTTCCTCTTTGCCGGATCCGATAGCAGCTCGGATGTCATCGGCGCTGAGGTCGAGACGCTGAGCGGCGAGTTCGATGGCGTCGTCTTCGGACATCTCGAGGTAGTCCGAGATCTGGACACTGCCTTTCGCCATCGCAGCGGTAACGGCTTGGACTGCCTGATCGGCTTTAGAGCCGGTTGTGTCGACTCCAGAGTAGTCTTGTGTCTCGTTACCCTGATTCGGGGCGGACGAGCCTCCCGTCGTGTTACCGGCCTCAGAGGCGGCTGCTCCGGGATCGGAGTCGCCACCCTGATTCACAGAACCGGCTTCTTCTGTCTCCGAGTTGGCGGGGGAATCGCCTCCACCATCGGATCCATAGTTACCGTCATGACCGGGAGCGTCGACGTCTGCATCCGACGGTCCATACTCTTGTTTGAGCTGGAGGAACTCCTCGGGCGAATCTGCTCGCTCGAAGAGTTCGTCGAGAGTAAGATCCTCTTCCGATTTTGTTGCCTGTTCCACTTGACGGTCTACTTCGCTTTCGACCATCTCCTTCATCGTCTGAACGGTGGCGATGATGCCATCCGGGAGCGTCCCTTCGACTACTTCCACAGCCTGTTTCTGGACGTCGTCGAGATCCTCTTTCGTAGCGAGCTCACCTTCGTCAGTGAGTCGCTTCAGAACATCTTCGACAGACGCGCCGTCTTGGGATTTCCCATTCGACGTATCGCCGTTATTGTCGTTGCTCATGCTTTTTGCAGTAGTTGCGGGTTGTTGATCAGAGCTACCCACGCCGTTAGATCCGACACCGCTTACAGTCGGATGCTCGAGGACAGGGGTCTCTTGTTTCGAGACGTCTTCTTTCTCCTCGGAAGACTCTCCAGCGAGATCCTTGCCTGATAATTCTCCTTCGACCTTGGCATAGTTGGCACCCTGATTCATCCCCTCTTCACAGAGGGTAACAGCGCTCAGGTCGAGATCCAGAATGTTATCGAAAACGACCCCGTCCTCGACTTTCTTGCGCGTAACGAGTGCCTCACCCGAGATCGAATAAGAAGTTAGCTCCCCGTCTCGGATTCTTTCACGAGCACGCTTTGACTGTTGCGTGTCATCGTAGACTTCTCCGGCTACGTAGAGTGCCGGAGGCTCTCCGTCGTCCAGATCCAAGACATCGGTAGGGAAGTCCTGTCTCTCGTAGATTTCACCGTTGATTTCAATTTCAACGGGTTCCTCGGTTTCGAACCGTTCGAGGATACGACCAACGATCTGGTCGGTGTGCTCTAAGGACAGGCGAGCGCGGCGCAGGAGCTGAGGGAGAGCTTTGCCGAGAGCTTCGACACTGATCTTGTCACCCTCTTTGTCGACTATCTCGACCGATGCCGGACCCCAGATTACGAAGTCTTCGCCTTTCTTGAAGATCGACTGAATACCCCGGTGTACGGAGGCTTCGAAGTCGATCTTCTCCATGTCGTCAGACTTCGAGAGTTTGCTTTCGAGGTTCGGATCGCCGAGTGAGACTCCTTCTGCCATGTTTTCACTTCATGATGAGGTCTCGGTTACCACCCTCTGACTTGTCCAGAGATTCGCCACATTCAGGACACGAATCTGGCTTCGGAGTGGATCCCGGCCTCATGTTCTTTTCGGTTGTTACCCGGTCTCCACAATTTGGACACTGCATCAGGCTTTACCTCACTCGAGAATTGTCGAGGTGGTGCAAAAACCTTTGTGCCGAAATTCAAGGATTGGAGGGTTTAGGCGATAGAAAATTAAAGAAATAATCCAAACTGTAGATCTATATCTACATAACGTCTGCTACCGAGACACTTTCGACAAGAGTAAGATCACTGTCTCCACTTTCCGTCTCGTAGGCTATAACACCGGTTTCTCGATCAACTGCCTCGACCGTAGCTTGCTCACCGAAGATCTCGAACTCTGTTCCTTCTTGGACGTCTTCGGGAGTGGCTGAGATCTCATCAGCTGGTGCATGCATAAGATCTCCATCAGGCGTCTCGTATTCGATGACACCAGTGTCCTCATCGATCGCTGTGATATCTACTTCTCGACCGTCGACTGTAGCCGAGTCAGGTTGGCCTCCAGAATCGACTGAAGGTTCGTCTGAATCCGACTCCCTACTCGAGGATCCTTCGTCCGATTCCTCTGAGTCGGACGTAGAGCCGCCTGTCTCGTAGTAGTATCCGCCTTGAGCACCCTCTTCGACGTTTACATCGTCTGGGGCCTCGGATTGATCAGAGATGTACACACGGCCTTTGAGAGCGATCCCCTTCTCAGCCCCATCTGCCTCTTCAGACTCGGGCATATCGAACTCGTAATCGTCCTCGAGTTCTTCAGGATAGGTCTCTTGGGCTTCATCCCATGCCTCACGACGATAGAAAAGCGGTCCTCCGGGTTCTTGTCCAACGATAGCTGCATTAGGTGCTTCAGACGGATCGGAAATATAGACTCGGCCTTTGGACTGTAGATCTCCGCGCTCTGTGTCGAGCAGACTATTCTGCTTGTCGCCTCCTGTATGGTGGTTTCGACCTCTACCAGCCGGAGTATAGTACAGATTACCCTGCTCACTCTCACGAACAAGAGCATCCTCTGGAGCCTGATTTTCGTTTTCGATGTAGACGCGGTCGGGGTCTGATGGCATCTCTGATTCGAGATACCTCAGATACGTCGATAAGTGTTTGGTGGCTCTTAGGCTCGGATCTCCTCGACAACCTCACGCTTCATCTGGTCTTGTTGCCCGTCAGGGACAAAGTCGCTATCTGTTACGACCGTCTCGGCTGCCTCCTCCAGATCCATGTTCAGATCGTCCATGGCTAGCTTGACGTCGTTTACAATACTCCGCTTTGTCGCCGTCCACGTAGGTCCTGTTCCGTTCATCGGTGGTCTGGGACTAGACGCACGAAGGCGTCGTAGTCAGCATCTTCGTTCAGAGTACGTTTATCTCCTCGGTGATTCTCGAACGTCCAGTTGGGCTGCTTGTAGGGCGTGAGTTTGACTCTCATGTCGAAGCGATCGTACGCCTCGCTGATGTGGTTCAACACCGAGAAGTCTTCGTCGTCCGGGATCGTGAACTCCAGACCGTCTGGCTTCGGACGCTCACCGGAACGAGGATCGAACTCCATCGGCATTCCGACATTGATTCGGACTCCGTCGATTGCAGGGTGTTCGGCGACGAATTGACGAGCTGGCTCGAATTCAGCGGCGCGGGCTTCTAGTGATCGCATCTTTCTTATCTCCACCTGAACGTAGAACGGAGATAGATATAAATCTATTGGTTTCGATACTTGCTATAGAAAATAGGATGAGCCGGGTTACGGTTCGACGTTTTCGATCTCGGTAATCATGGCATCCGGGTTCTCTCCGTACTGCATGAAGTCGAGGACATTTTCGTCCCAACCCGAGATCTGGTAAGCATCCGGCTGGTCTTCTGGCATCACCAGATCTCCGTAGGACGAGAGATCGATGATGTAGAGCGAGGCCTCTGGAGCGACATCTCGCTTGTAGTCGAGCCACTCTTTTCGGAGCGAGGCATCACCGTAGCGAGAGTACACCTGACCGTCTGTCAGGAGGACGACGCGGTCTTGGTTGATCTGCTCATCCTTGAGGTATCGGATGAACTTATCAGCGTGAGTGGCTTCTCCCCAACGGTACTCGTAGAACTTACGAGCGTACTCAATCGCTGGCGTAGACGGGTGAGCGTCGACCTCGGCTGCTTTTGAAGCGAAGCCGAATGTCTCAGCTCCCTTCTTACCGAAGATCCCACCGAATAGCGCAGCGATGTCCATGTACTCGACCACCGAGTCGTTGGACAGCCGGTGGCGCATGGAACCGGAGACGTCCACTGCTACGACCGAATTTCCGTAGAGGTCTGGGAGATCTTCAGCACCGACGTTGACTGCATTTTCGAGCCACTCAGAGATCTGTAGCGCTCGGATACCTCGCTCGCGTTCGAGCATGAGGTAGGCCGTGTAGTAGCGGAACGGGTAGATGTACGAGTTCCGAACACCGTCCATCGTCATACCATCGGCATCGATGGTGAACATCTCTCCCGTAGCGTAGTCCTTGCCTTTCATCGGCGTGTTGAGGATATCTTCTTCAGATACCCCAGCCTCGAGCATATTTCGTAGGTTCCTGATCCGAGCGAGGAGACCCATGCGCTCGAGGACTGACTCCCATGCCTCGCGAGTGTTTCCTCGCTCAGAGATCACGACCTCCCATGTCTCAGGAGAGTCCAGAGGCTGAATTGAGGACCGGTCTCGCTGCCCGTGCGAACCGTAGTCCCAGTGCTCTTTGTACACCTGACCGGAGTCCAGATCTCCGTTCATCAGACGTGAATAGAGCTCAGCCTGAGCATCGCTGGCAGGAACCGGGCGTGCCATGTTGAGGACGTCTTTGAGGTTCTTCTGACGTCGGTCAGTGTCGTACTTCGCCAGCTGATAGGCGTCGAAGTCCTTCATCGCGTACCCGATCGCTTTCTTCAAACCAGTCGGCAGTGTGTTGGACTGCTCGGCTGGGAAGGACGGATCGTCGCGGAAGTGCTCCCAGATCGCCAGCACCTTCGCTGGCTCGTCCGCCCGGTCTATGATGTTCTGCCCGTACTCTTTGACGAGGGACGTCTCAGAGTCGCTCAGCTCGTCCACATAGGCAGACAGTACCAACAGGACCTGAGGGACCTGACGGAGGTACATCTCGTGACGAGCGTACTGTGCGAGCTTCAGGATGAACTCTGGGTTCTCCTCGGCGCACGCGTCTACGGCTTTGATGATCTGCTCGAGTGCCTCCGCGTCCTCACGGTAGAACGTGTCTTCGAGCAGGTTCGCTGAGACGACGTTGTATAGAGCCATCTCTGGGGAGTCTGGCTCGAACGCCTCACCGCCTTCATGATTCTCTTCCCGAGTCCTATCCGCCTGCGACTGCTTGGTGCAATTGAATATAGTCATTTTACCACTGAAGGGGAAATTACCCGAGGGGGCAAGATCCTACCCGAATGGATAGGCCGGTACCACACCGGACGCGTGGATTTGAACCACGTCTCGAACAGACTTGAGTTCGAAGTAACCCTCAAGGCTAACCCTTCCACTCACAAGGACACGGTATTGGTATATAAAATGTTTGGAATCATTATCTAACTGAATCTCGGCAGGAGGAGATCTGCCTGAGAATCAGTGTAAGTGGGGTGGGAAATGCGGAGGAAAGTGGCCGAGGGGGAAATAAGCGCTCTGGCCTGACTGAGCTATCACCCGTGCAGTCCTACCATGAAGTTGGTCTGCGTGGTGGGTGAGAGGGATTTGAACCCACGTCTTCTCGCTCTACAAGCGAAGTAACCCTCTGCCTGACTCCGCCTACTCACTCCGAGCCGGTATAGATATATAAGGATTGTCTTTCAGAAGTCCATCTAGGTATAGCGTCCGCTGTCTAGTAGAGTTCTATTCTCTATCTACTCTCCAGTCCTCCAATGAGAGATAGCCTCTAGTACTAGAGGAGGATACCTTCTACCCTCCTTCACTCCCTACCCGCTGTAGCGGTAGAGGGTTATCTGATATAAGGGCTTTGGTTTCTAGATGCCATATACTCCTATCCCTAGGATAGTGAGGACAGTGAGATGCATTATCTGATCTATGATAATAGGATAGGACTCGAGCTCATCCTTTGGTTCGGCCCATCTTCTCGTATCGATCGCGTAGTGTAGTACACCATTGCTGAGGACGAACACAAGGCTGCCAGTAGTCGATGTGAGCGATAGTAGGGGAAGAAACGGTACAGAGTACGTAGCAACATGAAACGCTCTCACAGAGCGACTGTGCAGTTTCTCAGCTGCCATGCGATCTGTCTGAATGACGAAGTCACCCATGAGGTGAGCCGTGAGGAGGTATAGACTGATCATCGCTTAATCTCTCCGCAGTAGGAACAGTAAAAGCAGGGCTCACCTCCCAGAACTTCCATACGTCCTCTGTGCAGACCAATTTTACATTTGATCTGCTGAGTCAGAGGGACTTCATCGAACGTCCACGGATCTAACTCGACTCCCAGATTCAGGAGCCACCGTGCATCGAACTCTGGTTGGTAGCCGTCTATCTCAGGCTTTTCGTAGAGATCTGAGTAGACTTTTCTTAGATCTTTCTCGGGTATCTCAGTCATCTATCTCTGGTAGATCCTCACTGATGTCGATATCCCCGGTCGGCTCGCCATCCCGGTACTCAGGACGGACGTGTACCTCTGTACCGTCGTATAGACGAAGGACAGGGCCTTCGTCAGTCCACCGGATCTGGTCTCTACTGTTATCCACGTACTCTTCAGCGACTTTGTTTGCCTCGTAGGCTCCTACCCACAACAGGAATCCACCGAGGAGAGCCATAGAGAAGGCAGCGATTACCAGATTGAACTCAACGATCCATTCGTGAATAATCGCCATGACAGAGGCTACGAGGAGACCGGTCCCGGTACCCTCTCGTCCGTAGGCTTCGGCCTCGCTGTATTCGCTCTCAGTCATCTTGCTCACCTCGCTCAATCACCACTCGCAGATTCGCTTCGACCTCAGGCTGGTACCTGACGACGGGTTCAATCGTAACCTCGAAACCGTCCTCCTCGAGCTGACGAACGTTATCACCCGAGATGTGATCTGTATATCCAGACCACCGCTCGTCTGTAGATTGCTCAATTTCCAGCCCGAGTAATATGGCAGGGTCAGTCATCGTCCTCACTCTCCCACGGAGGCTCTCGGTCTAGACCGAGTACCCAGACCAGTGCTCTCCACCGGCCCTGATCCTCTTTCGAGTAGATTGGTTGAGCTTCTATCTCTGCAATCTCGTCAGCGATTTCCTGAGGCTCTTTGAGTACGACCTCAGTCATGGTTCTGTCCTCATGACAGCCCACACTCCTGCCATCACGCATACGAACAGGATCGCACCAGAAGCTACCGATACTACTGTTCCGGGAGCTGTAGCGACGAGCATGCCCAGTCCATAGGCGATCAGAGAACTGATGACCAAGACCAGAGCGAATAGCACGAAGGTTACACTCACCTTGAGAGCAGAATCGACTGTATCACTCATCTTTGATCAAAGATTCGAGTCCATGTACGTCAGGGAACTCATCGATGAGATCTTCTTGCTCGTCCAGATGGTTGATCGTACCTTTGGATGACATTTGTATCTCGAGTACATTGAACGACGTCGAGATGTCGCCGGTCAGAGGTTCTCGTAACTCAGTAGCTACTGCGATCCTTTCTCCAGCTTCTAGTTTACGCACCTGTTCTTCGGTCAGAGCTTCGACAACCGGATGTCTACTCATGTTGAGTCAACTCCTTGATTTCGTGTCCGCGTTCTTCAGCAGCTTCTCGAGCCGCTTGACAAGCTTCTTCGTAGTCTTCAACGCCTCGCAGTCTCTCTGATCCTGTATCGTAGAGGCGGTCTCCAGCCATGTAGATCACGCCCTTACGACGCCCTGTCTGAACGAGATCCCACCGATCGTCGAAGTGTTCGATGGGTGCGCCTTCACGATCCGGCTCGTACCGATCGATTAAAGCACGAAGGGCTGACAACGCCAGACCGGACCTCGTCGCTTCCGCCATCGATCCCGGAGGATCTTCGCTCATCACTGATCACCTGCGATGTTCTGCACCCGATCGAGATCGTCTGCCTGTAGCTTGTCTCCTCGTCGTCCGATGAAGGACGGGAACCGAAGACCGTCCTGATACCCTTCGTCTGCATCGAACTGAACCTCGACGATGGCATTAGCCCAGTCGTCTCGGTTATCCCAGATCCGCTCTCGTTGTTCGTCAGTGAATCCGGTCCCAACCTTACCGAGTTGAACACCGTCCTCGGTACGGATCTTCAGAGCTCCGAGCTTACCGGCGTTCTGACCAGTACCTTCTTGGAACCCGTAGACTCGGAGGTCGACGGTCTCGGTGGTAATTTTCTCTTTGATCCAGCTCTTGGACCGTTTTCCGAACTCGAACTCGTGACCTTTGTGCTTGAGGATTACCCCCTCGTATCCGTTGTCGAGTGCGTCCTCACGAGCCTCGTCGATGTCGTCGTGAGCGAAGACGGGGATTACCCGCTCGTTCATCGGAGCCTTCTCGATCAGGACGTTCATTCGAGTACTGAACGGCTCTCGCGTCATGTCCTTGCCATCAGCGACCAGCAGATCGAACACCCAGAAATTCATCGTGTGAGGCATCTTGGACGTCCCTTTCCGCTGCATCCGCTCGGATGTACTCGAGTACTTACCGTCGTCGGCCATGACCTCTGCATCGAAGATCCACTCGCCATCAGGCCAGTCGATGTCGTCCAGCTCCGGGAGCTTCTCGCTCTGGTTGTTCATCGAAGACGAGTAGGCGTAGGCGTCACCGCCGTCGATGTGAATGATACACCGGTAGCCATCCAGTTTGATTTGAGCCACCCAGTCTTCGAGATTGTCTGGAGCGTCGATCGACTTTGCTTTCATCGGGGCAAACGGTTCTCTGGTAGTAGGCTCGCTGACGTCTTCACCTTGCTTGACAGAGCGGATGAATTCCACTGTCTCAGGGACGAGGGCGCGTCCTCTTTGTATCTCGTCTTTGGTAAAGTGGTACTGCTTACCGACTGCCGAGCAGATCGTATTGTGACTGACGCCGATGGACATGTCGTCCAGAACTGCGAAGACGACGACCCATGGTTCGGTGTACTTCTCGATCATCGCAGCAAACCGCGCGATCTGTCTGTCGCCTCGTAGATCCTCGAGCTCTTCTATGTCCGTATATAGCTCGTCTAAGGCATCCGTCTCAGGGATGCCGTTATGATCCATCTCCATGACTCCCTCCGTCACAGAGCCAGCCTCAGCCACTGTGTCGGCTACCTCGTCCGAGTGTGTACTGAAGGCTCGACCGACTGCCTTGAGAGCAGTCTTCTTAGCGATCCCGATGTCGTCGAACCGCTGTCCAGATAGGATCTGAATCTTCTGCTGCCAGAGGCTCTTCTCTGAGATATCAGCGATGATGTCTTTCTTCGCATTACGCCCTGCGGCGTTCCTGATTGATTCGATCTGCTCGCCGAATCCGATGACGGATCTTTCGTTTACCATCTTTCCGATCTCCACCGCACCCGACGGACTACCTGAATATAAAAGTATTGATTTCGATACTGTCCTAGCGTTCTAGCAGGTCTTGGAGTGCGTCGTGAGGCAGGTCTTGAGCGTCCTCGAGGACCTGAGCGAAGATCTTGACTCCCAGATCGCCGGGTAAGATCTTGACTGCTCTGAACGCTTCATCAATGTGCAGATCGAACGACACAGATACACCCCCAACTCCGTCAGCGGCTACTGGTTGATCTTGCACCATCGATCTCAACGTCTCGTCGTCGTAGGCCTCTTTCACAGCCTCAGACTCCAGAGGATTCGCATCAGCGTGACGTCGCCAGCGGATTAGGTCCTGCCACTCGTTTAGGACATACGTTACACGCGCTTCGTCCAGATCGTGCTCACGAGCGATCTCTGCTTGCTTACCCCACTCTCTGAGTTCCGATTGAGAGTACTGAGCTAGAACGTCAATCGTCCGCTGCAAATTTCCGTTTCTGTGTTCATATACCTCTGCCATCTTCTCCTCGTCCGCAGTATTTCCGTTCATGGCTCTCACCATAGCTCTATACGGTTACGTATAGTATAAGAGTATTGATTTCGATCTATCGAAACCAACTCGTCTGACAGTGATAGCACCGGGTACGGTTTACGAATATATCGTTTAGACGTCCGCACTCAGTGCATCTGACGAGATTTGTGTTTCGTTGATACTTATAGGTTCTATCCACTGTAATCAGTCCTAGGCGTGGAGTCGGATCTTAAACGTGTGGTGAAAAGCAGCTATGGTAAAGGGCGAAACCGAGACCGAAAGTCTCTGAACGTCGCAATTAGTTATCAGGCTGTAGTTCCTCTAGCACCTCCTCGACGTCTTCTGGGTAGTCTCCAACGAGCTGACGAGCGCGGTCGGTTCCGATCTTGAGGATCATCTCCCCGGCTCGCTGCTCGGAGATATCGAACTGGTCTACGAGTCCGTCCACTAGATCAGCGTCTAGCTGGACAGTGTGGGGGCTTTCAGCGGGTTTGGGGGCGATCCCAGCTCCGTGGTGGACCGCTCTGTAGATGAGATCCTGAGGGATGTTGGCCTCGACAGTAATCGGGACCTCGTCTTCGATTGAGATCGTAATGTCGCCGTCGGGTTCTTCGTATTCCTCAGGCCACTCATCCACCTCTTCGAGTACGACCTGAGACTCGCCCGTCTCCTGTTCTTCTTGGGGCATCTCAGGCTGTTCGGGTTTTTCCGGTTCGACACCATTCTCACCGTCTTTTGGAGGGGCAGCTTCGTCGTCAGCAGGGACCTCTGCTTCGTCGTGCTCGTCTTCTTCGGGTGGGGGCACTTCGGAGGGGTCGGTGTCGATGTCCAGATCAGCAAACTCCTCACGCTCGCCAACCGTGTCGTAGTTAACGCGCGTGAGTATGTCTCGGACGTAGTTCGGATGACTGTCTGTTTCTTCGGCGATGTCATCCACGTCCGCGTCCGGGTTCTGGAGGGTCTCCCGAACGATCGACGTTTGCTTTTCTGTGAAGTTCGGTTCATCTGCGTCTTCGTACTCCCGTTCGAGGAGTTCGTGTGCGGTCACCATGCGGGGATCACGAGCACCTTTCCGTGGTGCTCACCTACCCATAGAACCGATTCATACTTTGTTATACACCGACTAATAGGATAGCTAGAACGTTACTAGTATCTAGGAAAGGCTGAAAGTCTCTAAACTTCGATCATTGTATGACGACATTGGTAGTGAGGCATGTATTCTTCAGCTCGTTCGGGTGTGCCTCCTTTAGACGTGTGCTCTCTAGCGACTTCTTCAAGAATATTCTGTAGTTCGGAGACATTAACAGATCCACCAGATTGTTCAATTAACTCTTTCACCGTACTACATATCTCTGTTGTGTCAGAATCATCGGGTCCACGCCAGTCTACCTGCACCTCATCCGGGCGAGCTCGGTATGCAGTTTCACGAGCTTTGTTCAAAACGGCTGCTACTTCGCTACGGGTGATCGTCCGGGCTTGGTCAATGTCAAGGAACTCGAACTCGTCTGTGAGACGATTTACGATAGAGTTGATAGACCAGCCCTGTGGCTGAGTTAGGCTGTCCCTAATCTCTTTGTGGACGGTTAGAGCGGCAGTTTCGGGTATGTTTTCGAACCCACCATGCCACATAGGATCGGTCATCTCGATCACTTCTTCTACCCACCGTTTCACAAAGTCAGGAACTTCATCTGAACCAGACCACATCTGCTTGTCAAATTGTTCGTCCCAGACCTGTTCTTTGTAGGATCGGAATAGGATGTCGTCTAGCTCACTCCATCGTTCATCAGGGACCGCGTCGGGTGTGTTATCGTCCAAATCGAAAACGGTTGGACTCTTTTCGTCGGTATTGACGAACTCTACAGCCTCTTGCTCAGCTACAAACCGAGACGGATCGCTTTCTTCGTCGTTTTGTTTACTCATCGTCTACGACCTCCAGATCTACAAGTAGACCATCCTCGGTCTCCTCTACGTTTTGGATCTCATACGTCCAGTCATGCCCGAGCAACATCTCTTCTTCGTCTCGAGTTTCGTCAGCAGCTCCAGCCCGATCGATGCCCATATCGTACAACGGGAGACCTCTGGGCGTTTCGATGTTCATCATCACTGGTTGCTCATCATCTCGAATAGCCGGTCCAGCGAAGAAATCTGCGGCTTGAGGGTTATGAGAAGTCGATTGGAACCCGCTAAGCTGAATTTGATCTCCTTCTCCGTTCGAGAACTGCTCGACCATGTCAGCAGACGCTGTTAGACCTCGGTAGACTGTGGTAGGTTCGTCGAAATCGTCGACTTGGTCCATGTAGGACTCAATCGTATCAATCTGCTCTTGGGTAGACTCAGTCATCTCACGATTTCCTCTCAGGGCAGAGTTCATCGTCCGGTAAGACCCGGCCATGTAGGAGACGAAAGCGTCTTGGTCTTCTTCGGCTACCTGTGTATCAGTATCAACGGTCTGGGATCCTTCTAACCCACCGAAGTTATCTGTTTGCGGAGCTGCGTCTGGATCCTGATCGTCTGTTACGTAGTAGGTAGCCCCTTGCGGTCCCTCGTGAGTAGTAGCTCCTTCTGGTGGCTCCTCGTCTGGAGCAAGGTAGTTTGCATTATCAGGGACTCCCGGTGGCGTTTCGAACTGTTTGTCTACTCCCCCGGATGGATCGACAGACGTAATCATCTCGACTTCGCCCTGAGCTACGTCTCTAACGTCGTCCATCGTACTGTAGATCGATACGTGAGGACCGTCGAGTTCCTGTCCATCAGGCCACGACTCTGTCCTCCAATCAACGAAGACGTCGTGACTCGGGAAGTTCACTCCCACTGCCATCAGATCGCTGGTCAGCCCCATGTCCATATCGTCAGTCGCTACGATACGGAAGACCTCGAGTTCGAAGTCCATCTGCTTCGCCATCGCTTCGACGACGGTGATGGGATACCAGTCTTGTTGCATGGCCTCTTCACGGCTCTCAGGCGGTCCGTGGATAGCCTCCAAATTCTCATCTGGTTCGGTCCCATCCCAGAGCCGACACCAGCCCATCCAGTCTACAGGACCGGCGATTTTGGAACAGATGAGATTCCCAGTTTCGTTCGACTGGTATAGGTACTCACAGCTCCCGCAGTACTCACTCCCCTCGTTAGGAGTAGACTGATAGCCCGCGTCTTCTTTGGACATCTTGTACGCGGGTGTACTCGTTCCCAGTAGCCAGTAGAGGAGTGCTTCTTCCGATTTTACCTCTTCGGGTATCTCCTCACGAAAACGGTCGACCGCTTGACTGACTTCGGGTTGTGCTTCGTCTGGAGGCGCGTCTGGGTATTCGTACCCCTCTTTATCCAGATCCTGTGAGACATCTCCGCTTGAACTGCTCTGGGAAAGATGGTCATCTAGTTCTGAATCGACGTCCTCTGGTAGGTAGTATAGACCCCGATCCTCATCATAGTGGACGATGACTTCGTCGGGAGCTTCGTTGACGCTATCGACGGTCACTACCTCATCCGTACTGTGGGTGCCCTGTTTGCCGCTGTGTTCGATTTTGGATGGCTCGGTAATGGCAAGGACGTTGTCGATGTGATCTTCGTACACAGAGCCAGCCTCGGCTTCTGAGAGCCCTTCTACTCTAACCGGCCTATCGTGGTGTCCAGACTCCTCACCGAAGACCTCGTCTCCGAGATACACCTGCTCGGCTCCAGCTTCGAATAGATCGTCTACGAAGTCTTCGAGATCGTCGTAGGTCTCAAAAGGATCACCGCCAAGATTGCTGAACTCTATGTATGGACTCTCAGGTCCATCGTCTTGCTTGTCCAGATCGATCAGGACTGGTCTTCGTCGTTCTCCAGAGCCTCCACCACTCCCTCGGTCAGCTCCTCGTCGAAGTTCTGATTCAGCCACTCCGCTATCTCTTCGGCGCTCGCGTCTTCTCCGGGTCTTTCGGTCATCATCAGTATCTACATCCCCATTGTATATAAATTTATGGATATCTGTATCAGGGTAGAGTAGCTCGAGGAATTTGAGGAGCTCATCGCCCAACTGTTCTGCTTCGGGGGCCTCACCCCACTCTACGACGTTGTTGAATCTGCCTACCTTCTCCTCAGGAATGTCGGCTTCTTCGATGATCTGCTCGAAGGAGTCTTGGCTGCCATCCCGAGCTGAAGCGGTATACTCGGGTGGTGTGAACCGGCCTTCCTCCTCGTACCGTCCGACATCGTTATGAACCGACTTCTCCTCTGGGACGTCTACGAACGAGGCTCGGATATCGTATCCCGCCTCCTGCATGGCTTTCACCATACGGATTGTAGACTCAGGAGACGTCGCTACCTTGTCGACCACTACGTTATGCTCGTTCTCAAACGCCTGCGGAGCCAGCTCCTCTTTTGCCATCCGTGAGGCTTCGTCATGGACCTCCGCCGCGTTCGATCCATCGTATTCCGGGATGGGTTCTTTGGTACGGTCACTATAGATTTGGGTAAAGTTCCTACCACCCAGATCGTCACCGTACTCACCTTCGGCTACTTGTTCCTGCCACCAGCCTTTGCCTGCTCCCGGTGGTCCGAGGACGATCATGCCCACCGGAGTTTCATCTGGATCAGTGGCTGCTTTCTCGTTCAGTAGCTCAGAAGCCCACTCCTCGTGCTGCTGACGTCGTTCTTCAGTGAGCTCCCCCTTCTCGTTCGTATGATCGTTAAGCGTGCTCTGATCGCCGTGAAACGCCTCTACGAAGAATTCATGACCGCCGCTCCAGAACTCCGTGTCTTGCATCTCATCGATGTACTCATCCAGCTCGCCTTCCTCTGGACGACGCCACTTTGCCGGATGGACGGAGTCGTCTCCGATCTCTGCATCCCGCTCGCTTAGATCTACCTCAGAGGAACTGTCTCCGTCGCTCTCAGAGTCTTCGTTGGGTGGGATGTAGTACGTACCACCAGCCGGTCCCTCTATTGTACGCGCGCCTTCAGGGACTTCGTCTTCGTCTACGTAGTGCTCGGCTTCTTCTGGGATACTCTCTTGTTTGTCTAGATCGATTAGATCCGGCGAATTATCTCTTACCTCTCGGTAGACTCTGGTATCGGTGGAGATTCCGTTCTTCTCGCAGAACCCAGCAGACAGTTCGATAGCGTACCTGCATGCAGAGTCGTAGGTACGAGGATCTTCGGGCTGGACCCGCTCTACGATCTGTTGCACGAAACCGTCCTTGTCCAGAAAGACCATATCGATCGGGAAGTCCATCGATCGCATGGTGAGGCCACGGTGACCCATGTTTCCCCAGTCGAACAGCATACCCTCGTTACGCTCGAGAGTCTCTTTGTTGGATAGCCCGGTGAAACGCTCATCGTCAGACATGGCTACCCAGACGTGTACCGGGACATCTTCGTCTTCGTTTCTGAAGAGGACCACACTCTGAGCCTTAGAGTCCTCCGGGAGATTCTCGGGGTCTTCTACCTCGTAGATATCTCCTTCTGCTGCCTCCCTACTCGGGTCTTCGGTCTCAGAGGCCAGAGCAGTGAACCGTCTCATGCTCATACCGTCTTTATTGAGTTGTGATTCGGTCATTACCATAGCTCCTGGAAGATAGCATCGAACTCCGTGATTGCTGTTTGATTCCGAGTTCGGGCAGTGAACACAATATACCTCTGACGGTCGAGTGTCCAATCAGATCGCTTCCCTCCGGTATTGGTGAGCTGTCTCTGGGTAGTAGCGATTCCGGTGGTATGACCGCGCATCTTGGTCTGTCCGTCTTCGTCAGTAAACGTATCAATGGTCACATCGCCCGGTGCTACATCTAACATCTCGATTGCCGTATCTCTAGCGAGATGTGGTTTTGGATATACCCAGTTGCTATCGTCTGTCAGACTGGTAGTGGATGTAAGGTAATCTCCTCTTATAATCCGAGCCTCAACTTGACTGGTAGAGTCTAACTCTACCTTCATCTCTCGGAGGATAACTGGGACCTCCGGTTTGTCTGGATCTAACCTGAATATACCGACTATTGTTCCTGTGTTATCACCGAGACTGCTAGAGATTGAAACATCAGTCTTGATTACTTCTGTATCTCTCGAAGGCCCATCGTTTAGACCGAGTGTGTGGAACTGCATGGGACCGACCCCGAACGAGTAGGCGCTATCACTACCGTTGATCACCCTCACACTCATAGGCTGATTGAACTCGCTGAGTAGAGGATCATTCTCGTTAGCGACGTCAACCGGTCTTATTGTATGAGCGTCCGGAAGGATCTCATCACCGTCTTCGTTGTTCTTAGCCCGGAGACGCATCTCGAGTTCTGATTGACCGCCTCCGTATAGATCCATCCGGTTACGGTAGACAGCGAACTGAGTTGGATCGAAAAGATATTCTTTATTATCGAAGATATCAATATTCCATTCACCTTCTTCTACAGACCGAGAGTTCTCTTCGTTGTTGTTTTTGTAAGCGAGATACTCTACGTCTGAGTTCGTATACCTCAGAACGAAGCCATCTGAGTTTAGAGGATCTCCATCGACTTCGGGTTCTTTGTGAGAAGCAAATCCGATTTCTACGATCACACCCGGTGGTACGTAGCCATCTGTTGCAGCTGTAAGAGATTGGAAACCGATACCTGTAACCGATTCTGATCCCGGCTCGTATTGATTGAGAGTCTGACTTCGTATAATACGCTCTTGACCCGGATCTAAGGTCGCCGTAAGTAGCGGAGGTTCGTGATTGAAAAGAGCATCAGCCTCGCTATCAGTTAAGAAGGCACCAGAACCATCTTGGACGACGTGTCGTAACGACATCGAATGAGTCGTAGAGATACGCTCTTGAACTGATGGCTGGACTGATTCTAGCTCGTTGTAAGCAGTCCCGAACCGCTTCATTAGGTTCTGAGTAGCCCGGTCTTGAGTTTTCGATCTGCCCGATTCATCCTCATCATCTAGATCTCTGTGACCTTCTGTCATTGTTGTGCCTCGGTCCTGCTCATGATATCGAACATGAGCCTAACAGCATGATTCTTGTTGTAGTCTTCGACCCAGTCACCGTCATGAGCCCGGCGGAGGTCTTGGAAGCTCTTGTCTGGCGACGTAGCGGCTTCTGTGAGCTGTTGTAAGCCCGGTCCGATGGATGCGTCGTTGTACATCTCCTTCGCGTTAGAGACGGCCTTACTCGCGTTAGAATCGTCCTCATCTAGGACGTCTCTGATATGGTCGAGATAGTCGATTACATCAGCCTCCTCGTCTGCACTGTAGCCGGCATTCGAGTACCCGGCGCTCCCTGTGGTCACAGAGCTGTTCTGACGATTCAGTGGGTTCTCTGTAGACGGATCCTGAGGTTGGTCAGGAGCTCCTCCCACCTCCTCGGGTTCGTCTGGACGGCCCCCGTTAGGAGACGTCTGTCCCGATCCTTCGCCACTGATAGGATCGCCGCCCTCTCCTCCCATCATGTCAGCCATACCTTGCTCCTGAGGATCGTCGATCTCTCCCTGTTTGATGTCAGCTTCATTATCCTCGGTCCATTCAGCATTGAGACCGAGTTGCTGAGCCACCTGTAGGTTGTTGAGGTGACGGCCAGTAAGCTGAGCCTCAGCCTGTTCGTCTTCCGGCTCTGGCGGAGCTACCGTACGAGTCCAACCTTCTGCCTTGCACTGACCGAGTAGAGCGGGGATGAATACATCGTCAAAGACTGTTTTGAGCCGCTCTACAGATCGGTTAGTCACGACGATCTCCAACGATTGACTCATGCCGCTGCCATCGGCACCAGCTGTTTGGAAAACCTGAGAGACGCCAAATTTGGACGAGATACGCTGCATGAACCACTCGCGCATGTCCATGTGTTGCATCTCAGCTGGTTCGGATAGGAGTGGCTGGAATTTCAGCGGATCTCCGTTACCCTCTGTATCGTCAATGAACGTGGGAATGTGGTTATCGTCTGCGTTGAGCTTCTCCATCTGTTCGGTATTCCACGCTCGAATAGACTCGGCGTTCGAAGATCGGATAATGATGGCACCACGAGGCGCACGACGCTGCTCATACGCCTCCTGATACCACTCGTCCATGTTCTCGAGCGTCCGAGCCTCCTGCCAGACGGACAAGATCGGAGAGTACCCGTAGAGGAACGAGGGCTGATACTCGCTACCGTGGGCGAACTCGCCTCGGACGTAGTACTCTACAGGGTCTCCACGAATGTCATTCAGCATGTAGGCGTAGACTTCATACGTCCGGTTGCCACAGTGAGGACATTCGCCCGGTTCTTGTTCTGGTGAGTACTCCTCAGGATCCTGCGCTCGGCATTGGAGACAGACCCAGTATTCTCCGCCGATCTTGCCGGTCTGCTCGTCTACCGAGTACCGCATGAGATGAGCAGGAGCGTGGTGTACGTCTCTGAGTTCCCACTCGTGAACAGAGCCGTCTTGCTCGAGTAGGTAGGCACGCTCGAAGATCATCCAACCGTCGTCGAAGATCTGGATATCACGGGCGACCTCGTCACATACCTCCTTGAACGTCTGACTGATTGAGGAGTGGTTGCGAGGAGCGAGTTTGTCATCTCCGTCTCGCATATTAGCCCGCTCGAAGAACGACTCGCACTCGTCTTTAGCTTCCGTCTCGGGAGTCTTCATCGGGACCGGACCCTCCGAAGGACACTCCTCGTTAGGACAGACGCGATCGACACTCATATCGACCTTGTCGTCTGGGACGTCTTCGTCGAGCTTGAACGGCTCCAGAGTAGAAAACGTCTCAGTACAGACGGTACACTTCGCTTCCCACTTCTTTTCCCACCCAGAGAAGCCGCGTCTGAAGGTCTGATGGACTTTTGTCTCCACTGAGTTGTTTACGACGGACTGGTTGTTGGAGACGTTCTTCAGCCATGTGGGATCCACCTGACGGGCGTATGGTGGATCGCTCTCCCGGCCTCGTCCTGCTCGGCCGCCTCGACCGAACGGAGGGTAGCCGTACTTACTGAGAACACCGAAGACGAAGTTTTCGGCTCTCTGCTTTGCTCCCTTGATCGGTTTGCTGATTAAGTTTGCCATTCAGAAACCTCCTGAGTTGAACATATTTTCGAGCTGCTCCAGATCTTCCTGACTCCAATCAGTGCCATGAGAAGCGGTATGGATGTGGTATCGCATCGTATCCATCCCGTGGTCGTCTTCTTTCTCTGGCTCATCTTTGCCCTCTTTCCACTGGTAGTCTCGAATCTCGTCGACAGCAGACGTCGGATCGCCTTCTTCGTCGAGATTCGTGTCCGGTGCATGAGCCAACGCACCCGACATGAATAGGAGTTTGGGGCCATCTCCGTCCTTATTCAGCTTGCTCTTGACTTCTTGTATCCCCGCACTGATATCTTTCTTCGCCTCGGTTGTATGGACTCCATGCCGGTGTAGAGTAGCTCTGTCCTCGGCCTGAGCTGGGTCAGCAACAGTCCGTTCGATCTGCATCCCCTCGGAGAGTCGTTTGATCTCAACAGCCAGATCCTCCATGAGCTTCTCTGTCTTGTAGATTTCTCTGAAGAGGACGTGTAGGTCTTGCTCTGGCTGGTACGCCCACCACTGACAGTTACCTGAGAGCATAGGACGATCTCCACGACGAACAATCACATTACTATTTGGTACTTCCGCACAGTACACTTTGCCATCGTAATTCCGTTCATAGACATCTAAATTCTCTAAAGTAGCATCATCGTATACATGGAGTCGAACTGTGTAGGTTGTGATTTCTTTTCCTGTAAAGTTTGAAGAAGATGTCTGCTGATTGATTCTGGAGGCGTAACCGAGTTCTGTAGCAAGCCTTTGTAGTTCATCGGCTAACTTCCGGCTTGTGGTATAGAGTTCACCGGCTTTCTTCTGCTTAGATCGACGACCATCTCCAGCTATGTAGCCTTCAAGGAACTCCGTTTTCACTGTTTTACTGCCCTGCCAGACGATATCTGGGATCTTCTTACGACCATCTTCATAGCACTCTGCTTGAACATATTGCCAAAGTGCTTTACTGCTGATACTGAATTGGTGAACACCATTTCGATCTGCTTTAGAGATGTTATAGTTAACACCGAGAGTATCGTGAATTTGCTCGACAACCTCTATCTCGTCTTTCTGAGAAATTTTACTGAAATATCCACCGTTGGAGTCAACAGTAGAACCTTCAGCGATGAACAGACCGAGGTATCGGGCGAGATCGTCTTCTCTTACTTCAATTGTCTTAGCTCTGTTTGAAGCCGATAAGGTGATAGTATCCGGTTCACTATCGTCTGTCTCCCAACCACCCACCGGAATAGACCACTCGTAGTTGGGCATTTCATCGGCTCTTACTTTCTTGTATCGACCATCGTCTCTTCGGTGTCTAAGTACCATTTGGTGATTAGGAGTGACCGAGAAATTGGCTCCCTGTTCGTCTGACTCAGCGGTGATCATAGGACCAGAGTAGTCCTGTTCGATATACGATATAGGCGTTTGGTATTCTATCTGTTCAGTATCTGTATCAACCGTCGCTATGTCTACATCTCGGGGTAACTCGGAGAACTCAGTCCAGCCATTTTCAGTCAGTATCTCTGTCTCCTCATCATAGCAGACGAACGGGTTCCGATATCCAAAGTCGATAGAGCGGTAGATCCTCCAGCCTTCAGGTGGTGTAGCGAGGACGGTTTCGTGGTCTCCGTGATCGATCCGAGCGTCTGCTTCCCAGTCTCCCGGTAGATCCTCTGGTGGACGGTAATGGACCTCTGGCTCGTACTCGTTGTAGACCAGACCGCTAGCTGCCACCCACTCACCGTGAATGTACCGGTCTGCGTACATTCCAGTAAAGTTCGACTCCATCGTCTGGACGTAGTCGTCTGGGACTTGAGGGACGTGTTTCGCCAGCTCGTGAGCAGTCATCCGGTAGACTTCGGCGTCGTCTTTGTCACTGTTGAAGAACCACTGATACATCCAGTGAACCTTCGAAGCTGGGTTGGTCGCAGTGAAGATCTGGCGGAAGGGGATCTCATACCGACGACCGTTCATCTCTTTGCCTGAGTAACGAAGACGTCCGAGGAGCTGGACCCACGCTCCCTTTGAGATCTCGATCCCTTCATCAACAAAGATCCATCCATACTGCTGACCACCGATCTTGGTTGGAAGATCTCCGTCTCCACCAGAGTCTAAGCCGTGGTACTGAATCTCGGACGTTATCGGCTCTTTGTCCGGTCCTCGAGCGCCAGTAAAGTGAGTAATCTTGTGCTTCGTCTGGTTGTGTTCGACGATGTGGCTCTCAGGAATTACCTCCTCGAGCAAGGTCTGGTCTACCGTCGAAGACCAAACGTCTGTGTAGGCGTTACGGACGATGAGTCCCCGATTACCGGGGTATTTGAGATTGAGAAGATATCCTTTTTCGCATCCGATCCGAGACTTCCCCGCACCGAACGACCCTGACATGAGGATCTGCTTCTTGGTAGATTGCAGGAACTCTTTCTGAGTAGGCGTAGGGGTAAACGGCTTCTTTCGGACTTCTTCGTCCGCTGAGCTACTCATCTGGACCCACCGTGTCTGTATCTATTGGTTCAGAGTCGACGTCTACGACCTGAGCATCAGGAAGCCCCCGGTCTGCTCCGTCGAAGTTGTAGATTTTCTGCTCGACGATGGCGTCTCCGGTGTGCTCGGTTTTTACTTCGTCCGGCTCGTCCAGAGAGAGCATCTCTCGGATATCAGCTTCGTGCTCTCTGATCTCTCGCAGCAGAGCCCGGAGCTCGTCGTCGAAGACGACTCTTTCCTCGAACGTATCTGGAGTAGGAGCATCCAAGCGGACGGTATTCTTCGGTGCAGATTCCCCGGTTGGCGATCGAACTCCCTCCACGTTCGAGTAGTTCATCTCGGCCTGAGCTGACTCGAGTCTGAAGTTCGTGACCGAGACGTCTTTTTCTTTCATCTTGTCCTCGAACAT